CACGGTAATAAGGTATGGAGTTATACAACACACGTTGCTACTATTAATGGTAATAAGTTAGAACAATTAGGTTATTGGTCACAAACTACACAAAAACATATTAACTATGTTGCTAAAGAACTTAATTTAGTTTTAGTTAAATGATATTATTATTTGATGCTGATAGTTTAGTTTTTGCAAGTTGTTGTAGAATTAAAAACTTACCTGATGAATTTCCTTATTATACAAATATAGATGATGCTATCGCTAAATTTGATGAGCAGTTTATGAAAATTGTAAATGACTTAGAAGAAAAATATGATATTGATAAAGTTATAACTTTTAATGGATGCAAAGGTAATTTTAGAAAATTATTAACTAAAAATTATAAAGCTAATAGAAAAAAACAAGAGTTGCCCCCATTATTACACGATATGCATCAATATGTTAAAGATACATACGATAGCAAATATGGGTTTGGTATTGAAACAGATGATATGGTAGCGAGATATTGGCATACATTATCCAATGAATTTGGTAGAGATAATGTAATGATTATAAGTATTGATAAGGATTACAAGCAGTTTCCTTGTTTAATGTATAATTATCATCCTAAACATAAAATAGTATTAGATATTAGCGAACAAGAAGCATTATATAATTTCTATGAACAAATGATAGTAGGCGATACAGCAGATAATGTAAATTTCTTTAAAGGTAAGGGTAAAAAGTTTGCAGAAAAATATTACAAAAATTGTATTACAAAATACCAATACACAAAAAAATTATATGAATTATTTAAACAAGAGTATAAAAGTAAAGCAAAATTAAAATATATTGAATGTTATACATTACTTAAATTAAGAACTAATTAATGCAAGAACAACAAAAAATAGATGATTATTTATATTTTGTAAAGTATAAAAATAATTTAACTCAATTTATTATATTTAATTGTACATACGAAAGAAATAAAAAACGACACAATAGAATAAACTTTAATGAAAGAGAATTATTAGGATTGTTAAAAGAATTAGACAGAATAAATACATATATTAATTTAAACAAAGACAAAAATGAAAAAAACAGAACTACAAAGAGGGGATTTTAACCCTTATTATTTAATTAAAGATTTAAAAATGGCAGAATTAAATAGAGATATGATGCCAGTACATTCAGAAAACTTTAAACACAAGTTAAATGAATATGGTTGGTTAATGCCAGTTGTTGTATCTTCTACTGGAGATGTAATTGAAGGTCATCATAGAATTAACAGTGCTAAATTGTTAAAACAAGAAACTATTCCTGCATATATTATTAATTGGGTTGATACTAAAATACAAAAACAACATTTAGATTGTATTATAAGTTTAAATAATGGAAATAGAGCTTGGACTATGTTAGATTATTTAAAATCTTTTTCTAATTATAATGAAGATTATAAAAAAGTTTATGATTTATATTTAGCTAATTCAAGTAATATATCAGTTGGAAATATTATACATCTTTTTTTTAAACCAAATAATAGAAATTTTAAAAAAGGAAAAGCAAAAATAAATGATTTACATTTTTCACTATATTTATTAAATGAAATATCAGCTTTGGTACAATTTTATTCAAAAAATAAAATAGTTACATATTGTATAAGAGAATTTATAGCTTTATCTTTTAATAAAGCAAATAAAAATAAAAAAGCAATTAATTATTTAATAAAAGAATATGAAAAAATGATTAAAATGAATCATCCTTCTGCTACATCTATTAAAGAATTTAAGCCAACAATGGAATTATATTTAAATAATTATAATTTAATTAATAAATAAAATACGTTATATATATAGTTATGATACAAAAGGTTAATATTAATAATATATTTTCTAACCCTGTTAATCCAAGGTCAATAAATAATATTAAATTTAAAAAATTAGTTAAGAGTATTAAAGAATTTCCAGAAATGTTAAAGTTAAGGCCTATTGTTGTAAATAAAGAAATGGGTATACTTGGTGGTAATATGAGATATAAGGCTTGTCAAGAGATTGGATTGAAAGAGGTTTATATTATTAAAGCTGATAATTTAACAAATAAACAAATAGAACAATTTATAATAAAAGATAATGTAGGTTTTGGTGAGTGGGATTGGGATATATTAGCTAATAATTGGGATATAACAGAATTAAAAGATTGGGGTATGGATGTTCCAAAATTTGATGTTGATGTAGATGCTCAAGATTTTTCTAATAATATTAATGAATCTTATAGAATAGAAATTGAGTTAGAAAATGAAGATGAACAAGAAAAATTATATAATGAATTAATTAATAAAGGATATATATGCCGACTTTTGACATTATAAAAAAAAGTAAACCTAAATTAAGTTTTAGAGTATCAAATGTTATAGGAAAATTTGATTTACAGTCAGAAAATATTGTAGAACATTTTAAAGGTAATATTGATTTACCTAATGATTGGAGTATTGGATTAATTGTAGGTAAAAGTGGAACAGGTAAAACTACAATAGCTAAACAATTATTTGAAGATGCTTATATAACAGATTATAAATATTCTGCAGAATGTATTTTAGATGATATGCCTAAAGAATGTTCTGTAAATGATATAACTAAAACATTTAATTCTGTAGGTTTTAGTAGTCCACCAAGCTGGTTAAAGCCTTATGCTATTTTATCTAATGGGGAAAAGATGAGGGTAAATTTAGCCAGAGCTATATTGGAAAATAATGAGCTAATAGTATTTGATGAGTTTACAAGTGTTGTAGATAGAAATGTAGCTAAAATAGGAAGCTTTGCTATGCAAAAAGCAATTAGAAAAACAAAAAAAAGATTTATAGCCGTAGGTTGTCATTATGATGTAGAGGATTGGTTAATGCCTGATTGGATATTTAATACAGATACAATGACCTTTCATTTAAATGAAGGGCAAAAAAAAAATAGACCAGAAATTAAATTTAGTATATTTAAAGCAAAAGACAAGTCTATTTGGGGAATGTTTGCTAAATACCATTATTTAAACCATACACATAATAATGCAGCACACATATATATAGCAACAATAAATAATGAAATAGCAGGGTTTATAAGTATATTACATTTTCCACATCCATATAGCCCTAATATAAAAAAGGTACATAGATTAGTAATATTACCAGATTATCAAGGGGCAGGATTTGGAATTAAATTTTTAAATGAGATTGGTAAGATATATAAACAAAATAAAAATAGATATACTATAACAACATCAGCACCAAGTTTAATTCACGCTTTAAAGCGTTCATCTGATTGGACTTGTACAAGGTTTGGCAGAAATAAAAAGCAAAAATCTAATAATAGAATAAAAGAAATAAGTTCTAATAAAAGAATAACAGCTAATTTTGAATTAATATGAACAAAAGTAGACACATAAAAAAGGAATCAATATTAAAAGCTTTAGAAAAAAGTTTAGGTGTTGTAAACATAGCTTGTAAAAATGCAGATATTCCAAGAAGCACATTTTATAAATGGTTAAAAGAGGATGAGGAATTTGCAGAACAAGTACAAGACATAGAAAATATTGCACTTGATTTTGCAGAAAGTCAGTTACATCAACAAATAGGAAGTGGTAATACATCAGCAACTATTTTTTATTTAAAAACAAAAGGTAAAAAAAGAGGATATATTGAAAGACAAGAAATTACAGGAGCAGATGGAATGCCTACTAACTTTCAAATAGAAATAATTGATAAAACCGAAGATACAGACTAATGTTGTTTACAAACATTTAGTAAACAGCAATAAAAAAATAATTGTAGAGCAAGGTGGTACTCGTTCTGGAAAAACATATAATATACTTTTATTTATTATATTTTATTATTGTACTAATAATACAGGTAAAATAATAACTATTTGTCGTAAAACCTTTCCAAGTTTAAGAGCAACAGTATTAAGAGATTTTTTACAAATATTAAAACAATATCAAGTTTATAGGGATGAATTTCATAACAAAAGTAATAGTGAATATCATTTATTTGGAAACTTAATAGAATTTACTTCACTTGACCAATCACAAAAAATTAGAGGTCGTAAAAGGGATTTACTATTTATTAATGAGGGTAATGAATTATATTGGGAGGATTGGCAGCAATTAATCTTTAGAACACAAGAAAGAATTATACTTGACTTTAATCCATCAGATGAATACCATTGGATTTATGATAATGTAATAACAAGAGAAGATTGCGATTTTTATAAAACAACTTATTTAGACAATCCATTTTTAGAAGATATAATAAAACAAGAAATAGAAAGATTAAAAGAAACAGATGACCAATATTGGCAAATATATGGATTGGGAGAAAGAGCAACCAGTATAAATACCATATTCAAATATTTAGAAATAAATAAAATACCAGAAGATGCTAAATTAATAGCTTATGGAATGGACTTTGGTTTTACAAATGACCCAACAACATTTGTTTCAGTTTATTCTTTAAACTATAATTTGTATATTAAGGAACATTTATATAGAACACAAATGACAACTCAAGACATTAATATATTTTTAAAAGAACAAAATCTATCAAGAAATCCAATATATGCTGATAGTGCAGAGCCAAGACTTATAGCAGAGCTACGAAGAATGGGACATAATATATTTCCAAGTTTAAAAGGTAAGGATTCAGTTAATGCAGGAATAGATTTATTAAAAAGATATAAAATACATATTACATCTGATAGTAATAATGCAATACAAGAATTTAGGAATTATAAATGGAAAGAGGATAGAAGTGGTAAATTAATTAATATACCTGAAGATAAGCATAACCATATTATTGACCCCTGTCGTTATGCTACATATTCTTTATTATCAAGACCTAATTTTGGAAAGTATGCAATACAATAAAAAATGTAAAAAATGTGGAAATGAATCAGTTTATATTGGTTCAGCACAAAATGGTTATATGTGGTTATGTAAAAAATGTAACAATGTATTTTTAAATAAGACAAATTATGAATAAAAAAGAATTAAAAAAAGAATTTAATAATCAACCCACTTTAAAAGATAAAAGATTATTTGCTTTAAAGCACGTACAATTGCCTAATCATAAAAAAATGCTTGAATATGATAAACTATCAGAATTTTCTGTTCATTGTTTGTTTTATATGTATTTAGGTGAATCATATAAACAAAAAAGAAATTATACACCCACTTTTTTACCAAACAGGACTTTTTAATAAATTTCTTTTGTTTTTAATATATTTTATATATATTTGTTATATAATAATAAATAATATGAAACTAACATTTGAAGAAAACTCAGCATTAATAGATGTAGAAGCAACATTAAAAATGTTATCTACTGCAGATAATTTAAGACCATACCAAAAAGAGTGGGTTAAAACATCTTTAACTAATATATCTAATTTTAGGTATCAAAACTCATAATATGACAGATAAACAGAAAATCAAAGATTTAGAAAAGCAATTAGAATTTGCTAAAAAACATACTTACGTTTATGATACTACTTCACTACAATGTAGTGAAGGAGAATTTTATATGTATTATGGAGATGATAGATGTGTTGTATTTGATGTTGAAACTTTATTTAAAGATTTACCATTTATGATAACACAAGTAGTTAAAGAACAAGCTAAAATGCAAGATTGTCATTTAGAAAATTTAAAAGAATCATTAATGGAACTTATGATTGAAAATAAGGAATCAAATGAGTAAACAACATAAAATAAATTTAATAATTACATTAATAATAATAATAACTTTAATATTAAAATTAACATTATGAAAGTAAATAAAGTTTATAAAATTGTAAGGCCAATGAGAAAATTTGGTAATTTAATAAAAGATATATTATACCCACAAAAGTCAAATCACTTTTGGATAAGGGTTAAAGAAGTAGCAGAAACAAAAGAAGAAAAAGAAGAACAAATGTTTGCTATAATTGAATTATTAAATAACAGAATAGAAATAAATGGACAAAATACAGAACACTAAAGATTTATCTTTTTATAATAATGCAATATTATTTACTGAACTTTTAAATAAAAAAGTAAATGATAATATAGATGATGAAGATTTAAAACTAATGCAAACATTATTAGTTGATATATTCTTTTATGTAAACAACTTACAAACTCATTTTGCTAATTGCAGAATGATGAATAGTAAATACAGGGAACAACGTAATGATGCTTTACTTATAGCAGATGAATTAAGAGATGAAATTGAATGGAACGAAAATAATGTTATATAATTTTTTAGTTTAATATATATTTTATATATTTGTTATATATTAATAATAAAACGAATAAAATGACAAATTTAGAAAGATTAGAAACTACAATTGGAAACATTAAGTTTCAAAAACAAATTTTATGGGATGATTTAGAAAAGTTAGAACATATATTACAAAATTTAAAAGATGGTCAAGAAGTAAATACTGACTTTGATTTTAACAAAAAATTAATATAATGTACAGAAAATTCTTAAAACAAGACCCTAACAACTGGAAATGGTTAATTGCTATTCTAGTTGTTTTATATACTATATGTTTAATTTTAATGATAGATTTATAATGAATAATATATCAAATACAATACAATTAGAATACGAACATTTTATATTAGAGGTAGATTATGATTGGAGAAAAGGCCACGCAGGAGATTATTATAACCCACCACAACCAAACGAAACCGATATTAAAAAAGTAGTTGTAATAGCACATATTGATGATAATGGATATATAAATTATTTAGATAAAGAAGTAAAATTTGAAACTAATATAGAAGTAGAAAACATAATAATGGAAGAAATATATGATGATGTAGAAAATTGGATGTAAAATTAGGTTTGTTTGTTTGGAAATTAGGGGTTAGAAATAGCCCCTTTTTTTTTGTAATAAAATCGTGCTTTAATTTCGTTATATAAGTATGGAAATAAATATTACTATACCAACACAATTAAAAGACATAACATTAGGGCAGTATAAAAAGTTTATTAAAATACAAGAAGGCATAGAAAATACTACTTTTTTACAATTAAAAATAATTGAAATATTTTGTAAAGTAGATTTAAAGGTTGCTAAAGCAATGCGTTATAATGACGTTGAAAAAATTACAGCAGATATACTAAAATTATTTACCAAAACACCTAAACTTGTTACTACATTTAAAATGAATGGTATTGAATATGGTTTTGTACCAAACTTAGATGATATGACATTAGGGGAGTATATAGACCTTGATACATATGCAGGAGATTACGACAGCATAGAGGTTGCTATGAATGTTTTATATCGACCTGTAATTACAAAATTAAAAAACAAATATATAATAGAAGATTACAATCCAGATACAAAAGAGCAAATGTTAAATATGCCAATGGATGCAGTAATTTCATCAATGTTTTTTTTTCTGAATTTAGGACTAGAATTATCGAATATTATCCTGAACTCTTCGGAGGCGAAAAAGAATCTACAACAAGTAGACTTGGGCAATTTTCAGCAAAATATGGATGGTATCAGTCGATTTATGCCTTATCTAAAGGAGACATTACAAAATATGAACATATCACTAAATTAAAATTTCAAGAATGTTTTTTAATGTTAGCATTTATGAAAGATAAAAATCAGTTAGAAGCTGAACAACTAAAAAAACAATTTAAATGAGCCAACAAGGAATAAGAGGATTTTATCAATTAACACAAACAATTAAAGACACATTACTTGCAGATATTAATTGTAATACTGTAACAACAGGAGATATTTATGATGTTAATTTAAACAAGCAAGATATATTTCCCCTTGCTCATATTATAGTAAATAATGTATTACAACAAGAGCAAACATTAACTTTTAATATAAGCATTATTGCTATGGATATTGTTGACCAATCTAAAACAATAACGACAGATAAATTTACAGGTAATAATAACGAACAAGATATTCTTAATACACAATTAGCAGTATTAAATAAAGTAATACAAAAATTAAGAATGGGTACACTATACACAGATAAATACCAATTAGATACTGATGTAAATTGTGAACCATTTTACGATAGATTTGAAAATCAATTAGCAGGTTGGACAGCAACTATGGATATTATAATAGATAATGATATAAGAATTTGCTAATGACATATAACGAATTAAATAAAACATTAAAAGCATTTGGTAAGTATGTTGTTGAGCAATCAAAAGCTAATTTAGAAAAAGAAAAAAAAGCTAATGGAGATTTATATAATTCTATAAGCTATAAATGGAGACAAGAAACAAACGCATTTCTATTAGAGTTTTTAATGGAAGATTATGGTATGTTTCAAGACCAAGGGGTTAAGGGTGCAGACCCAAAAAATATAAGTCCTAACACTAAAATAAGAGGACAACAAGCACCAAACTCCCCTTATAGATTTGGTTCAGGAACTAAAAAAGGAACGTTTAAAACATTTAAAGCTAAAATGGCAGAGTTTGCTCAATCAAAAAATATAAGATTTAGAAATAAAAAAGGACAATTTGCAAAAGGAGGTTATAAAAGTATGGGTTATGTAATTGCTAAAAACATTTATAATAGAGGTTTAAAGCCATCATACTTTTTTACTAAACCATTTGAAGAAGCATTTGCTAATTTACCTGATGAATTATTAAATCAATTTGCAATAGATGTAGAAAATCAATTAACATTAGGAATTAAAAAATAAACAATGGCACATAGATTATTAAGAAGCCCTCAATATTTTAGCAGAACCACAGCAGATAATACTGTACAATCAGCTACACTTGAAATTAAAATAGACAATGTAGTTAGATATGATTTAGTTAAAACAGCATCCCCTAACATACCAGTAACTTTTGAATGGGCAGAATTAGCAAGAGATTATTTAGATGTAGAACTTGGCTCATCCTCTACCCCACCAACTCAAAATGCTTTTTTAATTGAATTAACACAAAAATTTTTTAATGGTGTAAATGGAACTGGAAGCCAATTAGGAACTGATAATACTGAAAGCCATTATGGTTTTGATGGTTATGGAGATTTTTATCAAGGTTCAAACCCAACAATTCCAAACTCATCTGCATTTGCAGCTATAAATAATTATACACAATCAGGTACAAGTTCATTTGGAACAAAAACATATACTATTTATGCAGGAAAAGATACAACAATAAGAGTACCACAGGTTAATACTAATGGAACTGTTACCTATATATCATCTGGTTATAATACAACAAGTATGACAGTTGGTGGAGAAACAATAAACATTGAAAGAAAGGACTGTACTAAATACACTGCATCAAGCACAGGTTATTGGAACGCAATATCAATAACTGGTTTTGTTATTTGGTTTGTAAATAAATATGGTGCAATACAGCAAGAGGTATTTAATTTAAAATCAGTACAAAATTTAAGGTCAAAAAAAGAACAATATAATAGAAACATAATTAATAGTTCAGGTGTTTATGATGTGAATCAACATACAAAACAAAATTTTGATATAATTGGAAATCAATCAATTACTTTTAACAGTTTTTATGTTCCTGAATATTATAGTAAAGTTTATGAAGAAATGTTATTGTCTGAAAAAATATGGGTTAGATTAAGAATACCCTCGACAGGTAATTTTCAAAATGTTCCTATTAACATAAAAACAAGCGACATTATATATAAAACAAATTTAAATGAAAGGCTAATACAATATGAATTTAATTTTGATATGTCTTTTGACTTTATTAATAATATTAGGTAATGCAAAAACTACAATTATATATTAGTGGCGAAAGGGTTGATTTATTTAAAGATGAGCAAGTTTCAATTAGTTTATCACAACAAGATATTAAAGACCCTGCTAAAATATTTGCTGAGTTTACTAAAACATTTACAATACCTGCTTCTAAAAATAACAATAAAATATTTGAACATTACTATAATTTTAATATTATAAATGGTTTTGATGCAAGAAATAAAGTAGCAAGTAATATTGAATTAAATAATATTCCTTATAAACAAGGTTTTGTAGCTTTAAATGGTGTGGAATTAAAAAAAAATAATCCTTATGCTTATAAGATTACTTTTTATGGAAATACTATTAATTTAACTAAAGTATTTGGAGATGATGATTTGTCAGATTTAAGTGAATTAAATGTTTACAATTTAGATTATACCTCTACTAATATTAAAACTAAATTACAAGGTGCAGTCGGTGATAATATTATTGCTCCTTTAATAACCCACACAGAACAATTATTATATGATTCTAATTCAAGCGTTCAAGATTTTGGAAACTTAAATTATATCAATGGTCAAAACCACGGTATATTATGGAGTGAATTAAAATTTGCTATAAGAGTAGATTTAATTGTTCAAGCAATACAATCTCATTATGCAAATAGTGGTTTGCCTGCTTTTTCTGATGATTTTTTTAATTTAGCTACAAGCCAAAATAAACAATACAATAATTTGTATATGTGGCTACACAGAAAGAAAGGTAATGTAGCAAGTGCACAACAAGTAGTAACATTTGCTACTCAAGTATCTGTTTTTAGTAGAACATCTTGGACAAGTATAGAACAGGCTATAAGTTTATCAGGTGGGGGAACAA